CATTTCAACTTTAGGTGGAGCGTATGCTGGATATCGTTACATAACCAGCCCACAGTTTGAAAAGATGATGATGGATAAAGTTATGGAAAAGGTACAAGGCATCATGCCTAAAGTATTAGATGGAGCGTTACCTAATACAACAGGGCCATCCATAGAGATTCCTAATAAAATATGAATCAAGTTGATTGTTTTTCAGAAATTAAAACAAAGTCTAATAAATTAGCACTATATCTCGAAGATTTAATATCTACTCAAAATTTATCTTGGGATAAACATTTTGGATTTGATGTAATTTTTCTTGATAGTTCTTGGATTCAAAAAGAATTAGCATTAAAAGAAATCAATGAACTCCATCAAATTAAACAAATAGGATTATTAAAAATTTCAGGAAAATATTGTTATCATTGGCACGTTGATGGTTTTAGACAGTCTTGTATTAATAGTTTAATTAGTAAAGACCACTATAGTTACACACTTTTTGGAGAATATAAAGATGAATTTTATCACAATAATCTTATTGAATTAAAATATAAACCTTATACATATTATTTATTTAATAACCAAAAAAATCACACAATATTAAACTTGGATAATAAAGATCGTTATTTATTCTCGCTTTATTTTGAAAAAGAAACGTCTTATGAAATTTTGCGAGACAAACTAAAAAGTATTTTAATTAAGATATGAATTGCTGGCATTGTCAAACAGAATTAATCTGGGGAGGAGATCATAGCGTAGATGAACTTAAACCCATACTTGCAGAAGAATATTCAATGATAACTAATCTTTCTTGTCCTACCTGTCAGTCTTATGTAGAGGTTTACTATCCAAACCATGACAGAGATCAAGATACCTGAAATACATATTCCAGATATACAAATACCACAAGTTTACGTTCCACAAGTATCTTTACCTGGATATGAACCTTTAAATGTAGAGACTGTAGGTTGTAAATACTTTCATCGAGATGTCAAGAATACAGGTAATAGAAATCTATTAATAGAAGATCCTAATGGTGTAACAAGTAGTTGTCCATATCCGTCTTTTATACCGATGAACTATCAGGCAGATCAACTGATAATTACAGAAACAATATTACCAGCAGAAGAGGAGCAAAAATTACCAGAAGGCAAACCACCTCAAGCTGAGATACCTAAAGATGAGAAGAAAGAAGATGTATTTGTAGAATGTCCTGGTAGAACAGATCAAAGAGTAGGAGATTTTCGTAACGAAAAGAGGCTGGAACGTGTCGTAGGGCATGAAAGAAGCGAAGATGGAACTATATGCACCACGATTTATGAAGACGTTCCCTTCAAAGATCAGTACATTC